ATACTTTCTACCCTTCTCTGATAAACCACCAGTAGGGTTCTTATGTACCTTCTTTATCTTGAGACTATCTCTTGCCATTTTTCTTTGGTTTCTTCCTTAAGATCATAAGATCTTCTCTTGTGATTTTATCTCTAGGTTTTGCAACCTTAGCGATCTTCATTTGTTTTTTTGAGTATGGCATAATTTAACCTCTAGTTTTAAATACGTCACTAAACTCTAAACGTCTTTGTACATCTTCAGTATATGTTTGATCTTTACCGTAGCGTTTATCTGACATAGCAGCTACTACTTCTGTTGATGATCTGTAAGGTGTAGGTCCACTAGAAGCAGGTCTTCCTGAGTATAAGCTTGGTTCTACTCCCATAGTTTTTTGATAACGAGAATACAGTCCTTCAACTGCTAACTTAATTGTTGGTGCATCTGCTGTATCCATCAAGTTATTAAAAGCTTGACCTTCTTCATCTGATAAATTTTGTTCAGCCCATACTTGCATCTGTCCATAGGTTTCATCACCACCTACAGAATCTTTGATACCTTGAATAATTTGTGGTGCTATTTCACTTGAGTCGCTAGGATCTCCACCTCTTAAACCATCTAGGTATGTGTCTATAACTTGTTTAGAAAACCCTGCTGTTTCTAACTTACTATAATCATCTTCTGATATTGAATCATTATCAACAAAGCGTTGAGATATTTCTTGTGGATCTATACCAACTTCTTCTAATACAGAAGCAAGACCATCACCATAATATTCATTAGGATTAAATTCAGATTCTTCTGTTGTTTCCTCTGTAGTTTCTTCAACAGTTTCTTCTTGTGATCTATTACCTAACTTACCTTCAAGTTCTTTATAACTTGCAGCTAAATCTTCTATGCTTTTAAACTTACCTGCATATAAACCATTGTCATCTTTTAAACCTTCTAGGTCTTCAGCAGACATTGGTGGTGTTTCTTGTGTATTAAGTTGTGATGAGGTCATGGTTTTTTATTTAACTATAATGAATTGTACTGCCATGTCTAGTCTGTATATCACCAGACTTTTCTGGTACAGGGTTTTCTTCGTTTTTGCCTAGCTCACTAACTATGGCTTTTGATGAGACAAACTTTCCGTCATCATCTCTTTTTCTACTGTTCGACTTCTTGGTTGGCATTGGTTTCCTCCGATAGTTGTTGTGCCTGTGCATTATTTTTAGGATCAAGTAATGGCGATCCTAAAGCAGCAGGTCCAAGACTTTGAATTAACTGCTGCTGCTGCAAAGCTTGTTGCTCTGCTTGGATTTCTTCGGCTGTCTTTACTAGGTTAGCAGTATCTATACCAATGCTGGTAGCCAGACGTTTTATGGCTTCGTCTACATTGACGAACTGAAGCATGACTTCTGGACCTAGTGCTTGAGAAACAGTAGTTATAAACTCAATTAATTTGTTTCTATCATTACCCCTACCAAGACCTTGTAATCCTGTAACTATCTTTGGCTTGACTAACTTTTCTGGTAGCTTTGGTACTCTTCCAGACCTTACAAGCATGTGCATCCTACGTCTTAGATATGGTAATTGAAACTCTTGAGTCAAGATACTATAGATACCACCTAAACTATTTTCTAGTTCTTGTGCCATCAAGTTTACTTCTGCTGCTGTAACTCTTTCTGCATCTCTTTGTACAGATTTAGTCATAAGAAAAGCAGTTTCAAGTCTTTGTTCAATACGTTGTATAGCAGAGAAAGATACTTGAAAGTCTCCACCTTTTCCTACTTGCATGACAGAAATATCAGCAGCACTACCTTCTCGTATTGCACCGTTAGGAGCTTTAGCTAAAGTAGATGCTCTTGTTACACCGTTAGGATTTACTAAGAATAAAACTTTTGCACTAGCAGCAGCCCCTTCTATTATCGCTTGCATCAAAGACTCTAATGTAATCAAGTCTCCTCTATATTCTTCAACATATCCTCTTCCATAATCTTCACCATCTATTCGTATGAATCTTAATAGTATCCAAGGAGATACTTCTGCTTTTGATCTTCCATCAGTATCAGGTATCTTCTCACCTTTACATTCTTGATACCAGATAAAATCATCATTAATTCTTTTGATGTGCGTGTATATATCAATATCATCTTTCATTACTTCCGCATCATAATTTTCCTTTTGCTTTATCTGTTCTAAAAATTCAGCAGGTAAAGCTTGAGGATGTACTGTTTCTTTTGTAAGAATTTCTAATACATTACCAACCTCATCACGCTTACAAACAAACTTAGATAAAGGATATACTTTAAGTCCTTTGTCTGTTAAATATAATAAGACATTACCTGATACAACTAAATGCTTGAGTGCTTCAAACATAGCAACCCTGTCATTAGATATTTCAATATCATTCTGTAAAGCATTTTCTATTGTACGCAATCCTTTATCTATTTCACTTTCTAAACCTTCTTGTCCTTCTTTTATTAACTCAAGACTATCAATAGTTAATTTAAAAAATGCTTGATCAGGAGGAAGCAATGTCATCAAAAATTTATTCGATAAGCTGTTAACACCTCTGGCTCCCACTGCTTGAAAGGGAGTTTTGATTTTAGTTCTTATGCCAGTATTAGATTCTGGTATAAGACTAGGAATAGTAAGCTTAGAAGATTCCTTGGATTCTCTTTCATAGGTAGATCGTATGCCTACCATAGATTCATACCTACCTGCTGCTGTTGTACCTTGTGTTGAATATTCCATAGTTAAGCAACTCCTGTTTTCTTACCTGTTATTCCTTTAGAGTACTTCTTTTTGTTGAAATTATGTTTAGCTCTGTCTTGATTTAATTTCTTTTTTGTTCTATCTTCATTATTCATACCTCCCTTACCTGTAACACCAGCAATCTTTAAGGATTCAGCAGGGTTAGAGAATCCTTCTTTATTCATTCGATCTTGTCTTAACTGTTCTGTAACTTTTTTGGTATCAATAGGATCATCTATACCAGTTTGAGAACCAGTTACTACAGGAGGAGCATCATCAAACTCAGTCTTTGGTGGTGCAGCAGCTTGTGATCTACCAAAAAAACACATAATTAATAACGTAGATTGCTAGATCCACTACCTAAACGTAGTGAAGATCTACCACCAATCATTCCACCACTCTTAACAAAACGCTTTGGCTTCTTCTTTGGTGCTGGAGTTTCTGCTTTAGGTTTAGGAGTTGGTGTAGGTGCTGGAGTTTTAGCTACAGGTGTAGGTGCTTTAGGTGCTGGAGCAGGGGCAGGTTTAGGAGTTGGTGCTGGTTTTGCTACAGGTTTAGGTGTTGGTGCTGGTTTTGCTACAGGTTTAGGTGTAGGTTTTGCTACTGGTTTAGGAGTAGGCTTTGGTGCTGGTTTAGGTGCTGGCCTAGGTGCAGGTGCAGGTGCAGGTGGTTTAGGTGCTGCTTTTGGTTTTGATCCTCTTCCGAATACACACATGATTAAATTTTGAGATTGTTAAGGGCTAAAGGTATGCGTAATGTTTGTGTACCTAATCTTTTTCCTACTTTCTGACCTGTTCTTTTCGGCCTACCATCTTTAACAGAAGTTCTTTTGCTACTGACAACAACTCTTTCCGCAGTCTTCTCAGGCTTCGGTGGGGTTGGCCTTGGTTCTGGTAAAGGTGGTGGCTTGGGTCTTCCTCCAACGCACATAGCTAAGTCTCCAATACGCTTTTAGTAAGCATTGTTTCTTTTTGTCTGGCTTGTTGTTCGATTAAGTAATCAACAACGTGCCTTTCCCCTGCCCTATACCATACTTCTCTATCAGATAAAGACAAATCAGGATGACGATTAGGAAAAACAGAATCTAACCCCTTTATTAAATCATCTGTGATGTTGGGTAAACTATTATTCACAAAAATTAAAAGGGTTATTTACATAATATATGTTATCCTAATGATAGCAAGGAGTGGTTAACTTGCTGCACGAAAAATGAAAAAGACTCTAGGTGAGTGGTTCCATCTAGGGTTTTTTTTATGGCTGCCAAAGTTTTACTTCACCTGTGCTGTAGTTGTAGTCTCCTTCTCGTAGTATTCTTGTGAGTCTTGCATTGAGAATAGCATCAGCAATACTGTAACCTTTCTTTGTATATGTCTCCTGTACCTTAGACCATAGTGCATCTCTAGTATCTGGTGTATTGGCTAGTGTCTTGGAAGCAGTAACCATACCCATACCTTTAAGACCTGCGATACCATCACCTGAGTCACCTGCTAGTGACATCTCAAACCAATGTCTGTCTGCTTTCTTCTCTGTGATATGTAAGATCTCATCTTCTTGTATTAACTTACAAGGTATAGTCTTCATGTCTTTATCAACTGAGACTATGATTGGATTTTTATACTGACCATTAGTAGCTAGTAGTCCAAGTACATCATCTCCTTCTAAGTTTGGATAGGCAGCAGATTCATATTCATTCTTAATTCTTTTAATAATACTTTTAAGTGCTAGTGGCTTTCGTTTACCTATCCTATTAAGTTTGTACTCAGGAAATATCTCATGTCGAAATGTAGGGTAAGAAGTAAAGCACATAACTACATCATGCTTGTCTTCTGCTATT